TCTGGGATGATCAATCCGTTATTAACCCCAACACTGCTGTTGGAAATGATGGTGTAGACCGCCCAGTGCTTATGACAGTATTCTCCTCTGATAAAGGACCGGAAAAATTCCAGAAGGAACTTTCAGGAGAAGATTTCTTTGCTCTATATGGAGACAATCCCAATTATTTCAAACATGGCCAGGCTCTCGTACAGGCAGCGGCTATTGCTAATGCTGGTGGTTTACAGTATGCAAAGCGTGTTGTTGCTCCAGATTCTAAACTGGCTAACTTGGCTCTTATCGCTACGGTTAGAGCTGATAAAATTCAGAAAACCAATGCTAAAGGTAAACCTCTCTATTACAAAACAGAAGTTGATCAGACTTACTGGGCTGTAAAAGAAGAAGCAGATATTCCTGATGCTTACAAGACTAAGAGAATTACCACAGATATCAATACAGATGCTTGGGAAGATTATACTCCCGAAATGATTGATGTATTTGATACTGACTCCTGGGATGAAGTTTCTCAGCCGACTGTAAAAGCAGTTGATGCTCTGTCTTGGGAAGAAATTTCTCAGCCTATGGTAGAAGTTGTAGATACAGCTTCTTGGCAGGAGGTACCGCAGCCTAAGATTAAAGTTCTTGATACTGATTCTTGGGAAAAGACTGGTGACAATGTAACACCTCCGTCTGATGCTTCCACTTATACAGAATATGCTGACTCTGCTGTTTCTACTTATGCAGTAGGTGCTAAGGTTAAAGTAACCAAAGGTGCTGTAATTACTTATTACAAAGCTAAAGTTGCTCATAAACCTTTGATGAAAGAAGTTCCTGACGATAATGTTCCGGAATATTCTGTAGCTAACATATCTACTTATACTGTAAATACAATCGTTAAATCTGGTACGAAATTCTATAAGGCTAAAGTTGCTCATAAGCCTTTGATGAAAGAAGTTCCGGATACAACTATTCCTGCATATTCCGATGCTGATGTACCGACCTATGGTGTAGGTAAAGTTGTTAAATCTGGTACCAAATTCTATAAGGCTAAAGTTGCTCATAAACCTTTGATGATTGATGTACCCGATGAACATGTTCCGGAATACTCCGTAGCTAATATTAGCACTTATGTAGTCGGAACGGTTGTTAAGTTTGAAACCAAGTTCTATAAAGCTAAAGTAGCTAATAAGCCTCTTAAGAAACAGGTTCAGGAATCCATTGATAACTACAATGAAGCTGCTGTAGATACCTATATTGTAGGTTCTAAAGTTAAAGAAGCTGGTCATTACTACAAAGCTAAAGTAGAAAAGACCTCTCTCTATAAGATTGTATGGGATATCAATGTTCCTGCTTATGCTCCTGGCACTGCCTATGCTGTAGGTAAGTTTGTTGTATATGGCGGCAAATATTACGCTGCGGCTCAGGCTATTACTGGTACAGAAGTTGGCGTAGATACAACTCCTGGCGTAACTGTTCAGGTAGAAACCACAGACTCCAAGACCAATGATGTATCGAATACACCGATCAAAGTTGATGCAGCTATGATCAAGTATTCTTTGAAAGCTGTTCCTCTGACAGAACAGATTAACAATACAGATGATATTGATAAAGTATTCAACTCTGTAGTAGCTACAGTAGAAGAAACTAAAGATACACTGGTTGTTCCGGAAACAGGAGAAAAGAATTATGTTCTCTTCACACTGACCGATACAGGCCGTGGTATTTCCAATAAGAAGATTCGTATTTATGCCGATACATCTGCTCGTAGACCGGTTAGATATATTAAATACGTAATGAAAGTATTGGAAGGCAATAAAGAGCTTGAAACTCATTACTTCACATTCGACAATCTGATTGTTGAATCTTCTGATGGTAGTGCTGCTAATGCTAAGAATAAAGCTGTAGATCAGGTTATTAACCAGAACTCCAGAAATATTCGTTGTAAATATTATGAAAGCGAATGGAATAAATTCGTAGATGATGTTTCTGAAAAGTCTAAATTGGCTAAGAATGAAGTAGCTCATATGGATATTCTGTTTGCATTCGATCGCTATGGTAAAGTATCTAATGCTGTAGGTATTGATCCGGCTGGCGATAATCTCTCTGTAGAAAATGGTATTCTTCTCCAGAATGGTGATAACGGTGCATTTGGTGATTATCCGATTGCTCTTCCGGAAATTCTTAATTCTGTTGGAGATTCTACAGGCATGTCTCTCTATGATAATCAGGTTCTCAGAGTATTCAATGGTTCTTTCGCTGACGATATCTATGATCTCGACAACACAAGAATTGATGCGATCTTTGATGCTAACTATAAGAGAGATATTAAAGATGCTATCCATGAATTGGTTACATTCCGTGAAGACTGCTTCTTCTTCCGTGATTTCGGACTTGATCTGACCACACTTAATGAAATCGAAGCCGTTAACGATACTTATAAGAAGAATAAGTTCGTAGCCAACTACATCAATAGCTATGATGTCATTGAACCGTATTACAGAAAACAGGTTAACGTAACTATTATGTACAACCTGGTAACACGTTTCGTTGGTCATTATCTGAATGGCGTTAACCGTCCGTTCTGTGGACAGGCTTATGGAGTTACCTTCGAAAATGATATCATTCCGGGTACCATTAACTTCTCGCCGAAACGCACACCGCAGACTGATGAAAATGCTCAGACATACAATCAGAAAGAATGGTTCGATAATGAACGTCTGAACTACGTTGCTTACTATTCTGGTATTCCTACATTGGATACTGAATATACATCTCAGACTGAATATACTCAGCTGTCCTGGATTAACAATGTTCTGCTTGTTCAGAAAATCATTCATGAAATCCGTAAACAGTGCCCGAAGAATCGTTATACATTCCTCGATGGCCAGGATCTGCTCAGATATAAAGCTGACGTAGAAGCTGTTCTCAACCGCTATAAGAGCCAGTTCAAAGAAATTGGTGTAGAATATGCTGAAGACGAACAGTATGAACTGAATAAGATTTTCTATGCTGTAATCAAAGTCAAGTTCAGAGATTTCATCCAGAGTGAAATCTTCAAGATTACAATGATTAACTAATCTAGATGAAAGGAGAACCTAACTAATTATGGCTGAATATATTAATAACATATTTGACGGAATGAAAGAACCTCGTGACGTCACCGGTTATATGCTGACCAGAGGTGTAGCAGATTATTCTGACCTCTACCAGTTCAATAACTATGAAACAGGTTACGGCTTCTTGATTTGTCTTAAGATTCCGACATTCCTGACAATTCTGGCTGACCAGAACTCTAAATATAAATCTCTCATTCATTCTTATCAACATATTCTTGAATATGATTTTAAGAGTCTGAGCGGTATTGAAGATATAACGGTAGATACCAATGATCTTCAGGATGGTATCAACTCTCTTAACGTTATCACTAAGGTTAATGAACAGTCTGCTTCTCAGTTCTCTATGAGATACTATGAACGTTCTGGTTCTATCATTACCAAAGTACATGAACTGTTCCTGCGTGGTGTAAAAGATCCTCGTACACAGGTTAAGAGATACAATGGTATTCTCCAGCCTGGTAAAGATAAGTCTCTTATCGAACCTGGTTATGAGAATGAAACCTTCCAGTTCCTGTATTTCAACACAGATAATACAGCTCGTGAAATTGAAAAGGCTTACTTGCTCGTAGCTTGCCAGCCGACTGCAGCTGAAACTTCTATGTATGAATACACCAAAGGTGATATCAACTGGAGAGAATTGAACGTTCAGTTCAATGGATATCCAATCACCGGTAAAGGTGTAACCATGAAGGCTCAGGAATTCCTGGATTGGATTAATGAACGTACCGTATTCGAAGAATCCAGATTTGGTTACAATGCTCTTATTGATATGGCTAACCCATCCGATAAGAATGATGAACCGAAGTCTGCTATTGCTAACGGATACAGTTCTTTCCATTAATACAAAAAATAAATATATAGATTTCTCCAGAGACTATATAGTCTCTGGAGATTTTTATTTTCATATGTACATGTAAGTAAAGAAGCTTACTGGAGGCAAGCTTCTAATATGGTATCTTGTGTTTTCACAAGATTACTAAGGAAAACGTTTTTCATTTCGTTGTACGTTTCCTTAGTATGGTATGTTTTCATTGACTCTAAATCGGTCAACGCCTTTTTAAGTATTTCTCTATACTTATAGGCATACTCTATGGAATTATAATTTTCCATAACCCAAGTCCTCCTTTCTATAGATTTGGAGAAGATATGGTGACACATATCTTCTTCCACTTCTATAATATATAAGTAAAATAGACTTAGATTACAAAAAAGAATCAGAGACTCATAAGAGTCTCTGATATATCTTATGCCTCTGATGCATAGTCATAAATAACATTACCATCTACAGTCATAGTTGGGTCAGAATTCTTTAATACAATAATATCCATATTACTCATATTGAGTTCTGTATTATGAGAGATCATAATACACTGCTGGAAATTCATATTATTCATTAAAGATATTAGAGAGTTAAAGAATACCAATCTATTATTGGTGTCCAGTCCCCCATCCAATTCGTCCAACTTAACTATGTTATAGATAGAAGAAGATTTGCTTAATAATGCAAAACTAATAATCATACTGATCATGCAAATCTGAGATGTAGACATGCTGGAGATATCATCATTCATAATACCAGATCCTAATACTGGCATGCGGAATTCTTTCTCATTGATAACAAATGGTTGTAACATGAATTCTCCACCAAAGAAAGAGGATAGTATTTCATTAGATATTCCCAAAATATTGTTCATATACATATTCATATAGACTGTCTGTATACCTGTTGTAGGAGAGCAATACTTCTTAATTGTTTCTACTTTCTCATAAGATGATCTATATTCTTTATACTCTTTAACGTAGTCATTATATAGAACAATCTTATATTTAGACTCATTGATCATTTTCGTGAGTGCAGGAATTTGATGAGATACCAAATCATCCAATACAACTTTTTTATCAGATAATTCTTTATCCAGTATATCATACTCTTTCATATTTTCCTGTTGTTTGTTATATTCCTCTGCAAGAAGAGTATAACGATTCATATCTTCTTCTTTTTGTTTCTTTCTTTCCAGAGTATGCTCCATATGATCTATACGAAGTTTTTGATTATCAATTGTAGATTGTAAATCTTTGATCTTCTGATACATTCCAGATATTTCTGCATTTAAAGATTGCAGCTTATCTTTAGATTCAGACAATTCTTTAGTAATGAATTCGGCTAACTCTTGATTAGAGCGTAATGAATTACATTCCTTCTGAAGTCTTTCTATATCACTCTGATAAGACTTAGATTCTATAAAGAAGTTTCTGATATTATCATAATACTGGAAGTCTAAAATATACCAACTGGCATTAGAAGATAGTAACAAAGATTCTAATGCAGGCCTAAAATCTTCTTTAGACATAATATGATGAATATTAAACTTATCCATAGATTTCATACAAGACGGTTTCATAATTTCTGTATTAGATCCAAAAATATGAATCATATCTGATAGACACCGTTCTATAATATCTTCTTCTTCAACCTGTGCTTTATATTTAATAATATCTTTGGTTAAATCTTCTATTTGTTTAGATAATCTATCATAATCAGAATCTGGCAATATACTATTATGGGCATTCATGATCGTCTTTATAAATGGACAATCATGTTTATGAGGACAATCTTCAGGTATCATAGAAAAATCTTTGGATTGTTCTTTAAAGAATTCCTGTTTCTCTAAGATCATCTTCATATTAGACAGACTATCTTTCATACTATCTAATTCATTCTTAGATGTCTTTCGAGCATATGGTTTTCCGTAAACTTGGTTACAGAATAACTCAATAGCCTGTTTCAATGTTTTATAATCATACTTGTCTCTCATCATAGAGATATAATGAGAAATGGTAGACATTGTATCATATATATAATCATATTCTGTTTCTGATATTTCTTCATGTCTATCAAAACCATGTTTATGACACATTGAATTAAACTCTTCTTGTTTTTTCTTGATTTCTGTTATCCTAAACTCATACGAATCAATAAGTTTGAGATCGCCCATTGAGCTTAAACGAATTTCTAACGACTCTACCCTATCTCTATACGAGGATACCTCAGATAAACGCTTATCGTACATATTTTGTAAATTTTCTAATTGATTCTTATGTGTATGATAAGACAATTCTTCTTCTGATTTCATAGATTCGGTAATTGATTCATCGATATGATATCTAGATAATTTTTGTTTTAATTCATAGATAGATTGTTTCAATTCTCTATAAGAATCTGGATTAAAGTTAGATGACTTAGATAGTTCTTCTAACTTCGTTTGTATCTTGGACATTTCTACCAATAATACGGTTTTCTGTTCATCTAAATCTTCTAACTGTTTATTCATCAATTTGATATTAGTAGCAATAATCTTAGTATCTCCAATAGATTCTAACTTAGTATTGAAAGAATTTACCATGGCCTTTAACTGATTAGACTTCTTAGATATCTTTTTATAGATATCATTGAATGCATCTAATTCCGATATCTTTTTATTTATAAACTTCTTACGTTCGGATGGATTCTTATCTGCTAGCCCTCTATCATCAGAAGACAATTGTGCCAATGTTAAGAAACCCATATCAATATCCAAGAGATCACATATAATGGACTTTCCATCATTAACGTTCTTATTAGTATTAACATCTTTTCCATTATAGATGACCGTACATTGAGTAGACTTTCTATTTCCATTATGATCTATTGGATATACATAGGCAATATCCAAAATAGATCCATCATTCAATTGATACACAATATTCTTAGATGCTTGTACTCCTGGTAAGAGATAATAGTTTGTATCACTAAATGGATGGATCGCTTTAAATAAACTTGATTTACCTGAACCATTATCTCCTTTAATTACCGCGATATTATTCATGCATTTAGAGAAATCTATACAGATATGATTAAGTCCCATACCATTATAGATTCCAATATAATTATTTAATTCCAATCTATATAGTCGCACAATAGTACCTCCTATATAAAAATGTATTTGACTTGATTCATTCTTATAATATCTAATTTAGATAAAGTTTGACAAAAAATAAACCCAGTCCTATATAGGACTGGGTATTTGAACTATTTCCAAATTAGAAATAGCTGGTATGTAATTGCGTATCTTGTAAGAATTCTCTATCCAATGTCTTCATAAAATATTCCATATCATCAGAAGATTTAAATTTAGATTGTGCATAAGTAGATTCTTTGTATATATCATAGTCAATATCTGTGCGACTAGAGATGACCCCATATGCTACATATAAAGCAGCCAATTTGAAGTAATCATTCTCATCAACGATAGGTACATCGTATAGTATGGATGACTCAATATACTTTTTAGGATTTACAGTTAGTACGATCTTTCTCATCAATTGCGCAATATAATCTATGCTATCATCTAATTTGGTAATATAGTTTAGATATTTTGTGCTGATAATGAATATCTTCTTATCATGAAGATATGGATCTTTTCCTGTCATATTATACCATTGTGGTAAATCTGTCGTAATGACAGAATTGTAAAGAATGTCTCCGATAAACATCTTTTCAGGTTTTTCTAAATAGTATTCATGTTTACAAATAGCCAAGTATATATCAATATCTTCTGTATATGCAATTCTGGAATAATAGTCTATATGATCTGGATTAAAGAAATCATGATAGTCCTTAAGTTTTAATTTAGATTTTACTGTTGGAATAATACATCTGTCTATAAATTCAGAAGATGGATTTAATGGCTTCTTTAAATATGCCGGAGCCATAATAACCTTCATAATTGATTTAAAGCTAAATACAGAATGCATAATATATTCCTCCTAATAATTATTTATCGTTTCTAATACGTTTCATTATAGTATTA